GAGCAAGAGCGGATGTGTTTGACTACATCGAGCGACGCCACAACCCAAGGATGCGGCGAAGGGCGGCCAAGCAGGATCAGAAGGTTGCAGCTCTTTTACAACCGTCCGTGATATCGGGGTAGAACCCATCTTCCTCAAGGCGCTCATCAAGCAGTTGGCCGAGTCATCGGGGGATCCGGTCAACCACAACGATGAAGTGGAGATTTCCCGCGCGATAGATACGGTGATGTTCCGCCTGGACAAGCCGCTGCGCCGTCTCTCTCTGCTGCTGCAAAATCTGCCGAACCCAATGCCGGACCCGAACGATCCGAACCCGCGGCCGACCGTGCATGCGCGACTGCTCAAGTGGGCCGAGGGCGGGGAGTACGGCTGGCTGTTCGACAACGAAACCGACGATATCGACCTGACCAGGTATCGCCTCTACGGCTTCGATTACACCGACTTCCTGGATGTGCCGATCATCCGCACGCCCATAATGATGTACCTCATGCACCGCACGGACGCGATGTTGAACGGCCAGCCGTTTATCAAAGTCATGGACGAGTTCTGGAAACCCCTGGAAGACGCGATCTTTGTCAAGTGGTCGAAGGACGGCTTGAAGACCATCCGCAAGGAAAACGGTCTCCTAGTGTTCGCTACCCAGGAACCGGGCGACGCCCTCGAAAGCCCGATTGCGCGCACGATCATCCAGCAGTGCGCCACGCAAATCTTCCTGCCGAACCCCATGGCCTCCCGTGCCGACTACGTGGAAGGCTTCAAGCTGACCGACGCCGAGTTCGACCTGGTGAAGTCGCTTCCCCAGGACTCGCGCAAGTTCGTCATCAAGCAGGGCGGTTGCTGCGCCGTGGGCACGATCAACCTGGTTGGGTTCGGCGACGAATTGCTGGTGCTGTCGTGTTCCCCGGACCGGGCCGAGATTATCGAAGCGGTCATCGCTGACGTGGGTGATGACCCCGATCGCTGGGTGCCGGCGTTTGTGAGCCGCGTCAAAACCAAGGAGAAACCGCAATGATCATCCAGCAGTGCGCTACGCAAATCTTCCTGCCGAACCCCATGGCCTCCCGTGCCGACTACGTGGAAGGCTTCAAGCTGACCGACGCCGAATTCCACCTGGTGAAGTCGCTTCCCCAGGACTCACGCAAATTCGTCATCAAGGAGAAACCGCAATGAGACTGCACGCACTAGGAGCCGCGTTGGTCGTGGGCCTGTCGCTGTCGTTCGGTGCCGGCGCGCAAATCCCGGTCACCGATGTGGCGATGAATACACAGACGCAGATGAATCAGACGGCCAACTTCGCTAAGTACGTTGAGCAGGTCGCGCAGCTGAAAAACCAGCTAGAACAGGCCAAACAGCAGTATGAAGCTCTGACCGGCTCGCGCGGCCTGGGTGACCTGTTCAACAACCCGGCGCTGCGCCAGTACCTTCCGCAGGACTGGACAGGTCTCTATGACGCCGTGCAGCGCGGGGACGTGACGGGCATAAGCGGCAAGGTCCAAGACATCATCGACAAGAACAAGAGCGGTTCGATCGCCGATATGTACGCCGACGTTAGCGCTCGCCAGGAACGTCTCGGTGCGGTGAACAAGGCAACAGGCCTAGCCGGTTTCGACGCCGCCATGAAGCGAGCCGATCAGATCCAGAGCTTGATCGGTCAAATCAATGGCACATCGGATCCGAAGGCCATTGCCGAGCTGCAGGCGCGCATCGCTGGCGAACAGGCCCAGGTGTCGAACGAGATGGTCAAGCTACAGCTGGTGTCGATGCTCCAACAGGCAGAGGAAAAGGCCATCGCCGCCAAGGCCGATGCTGTGTACGACAAGCAGATGAGCGGCAGCAACGACGTGCCACGGATGAAGCCGCGGACCTTCTGACCAGTTGTTCAAGGGTATGGCGCACGGATGCGCCGCTCTTGATCGCAGCGCTGGGAGCGCGACCGGATCTTCGCCGGAGCCAGGAAACGCAGCGGATTTCCCCCCGAGCCGGATCCCCCACCAACTGCCAAACCCGAGTTCGCATAACATTAAGAAGGTGCGGTTAGGGCGAGCGGGGAGAGGGCCGTCAGCAGCGCCTCATGCGCTCCTGTGTGCACCGCCAGGACCAGCAGCGCGACCACCGCGGCGGCCGCGCTTAGCCTGTCCAGCGCTGATTTCCACATGGCTTTTTCCGCCTTGTCCACCGCTCGTTCCGCGTGGATCGCCGCTACCCACATAGCGCCATCTAGCTTTGCCATTTCGCAAAGCTCGGCTATTCGCTGATCAGGGATCGGGTAGAGCTCTTTTCGCCACGCGCTGATGACTGCGCGCGTAATGCCTAGTTCTTTGCTGAGTGCGTTATCTGACGACACCGAACATATTTCTCTAACTTTGTCAAGCAGATCATTTGTGGCTTTCACGTCTTAGTTTCTCTTGACAGGTTGTCTTGGCTCCACTATACATACGCCCGTGTCTTAGCGTCGCTAGACACCGCGCACCCCCGGCTCCCCTCCGGGGTCCGCGTCAAGGGGCAGGGGAGGGGGCTTCATGGACACACAAGCACTTGCACTGATCGGCGCGTCCGCGCTGACCGTGACTGTCGGCCTCGCCCGATTGGTCGCCTGGATTCTTGACCGTCGCGCCGAAGCCGCACTGCGTGCGCACCGCGAACAGGTCCTCATCATTGAAAGCATCCTTGAGCACGGTGCGCCTCTGGCTCAGCGCCGGGCCATTGTTTCCAGCGCTGATTGCCAATTCGAGGTCGTCGCATGAAGGAGTTCGCAAAGTGCATCGGCTACGTGTGGGCGCTCGCTGCCTTCATTTCCCTTTTCATCATCGGTGCCTACTACCTGCCTGAGCCTTGGACATGGGTTTGTGGCGTGTTCTTGTTTTTCACGCCTGCCGGTCTGATCGCCTATTTCAGCGGGGTTGGCCATGACTGAGGTCGTCTCCCACATCGACACCTACCACACGGTCATCGGTGGTCGCCGCACTCGGCGCTTCCGCCTCACCGTGCGGCTTGCTGGCCGACTGGTGGAGCAGAGCGTGCACGCCTCGCGTCGTGCGGCTCGTGCCTGTGAGACCGCTGCTGTGGAGTTCTACGCGCATGGCTGACGGCTCGCGGGATCTGGGACTCCCCTCGTCTAACAGGGGAGTCAGTGAATTCAGGAACAGTGATGGCACCCTGACGGTGATCATCGATTGGTTTTCTGCATCCGTAGATTTGTTCGCTGTTCTGCGTCAGGTCGGCTACCTCGATCGCGACGACGCCGAAGAGGTCCGCCAGTGGTCGGACGCATGCGCCGAAAACGCCATGGTCATTGCGATCAACCTGTTTACGTTCTTCTTCGCCGGCCTGGGCATGGAATTGGACAAGCAGGCAGGCCCCGGCAGCTTCTACACCTGGCGCGTGCGTGTGCTGGATCGCGAAGGTAAGCATGTGGGCATCATCGAGTTCGGCGGCGAAGAGTGCCGGCGCAAGGATGGCACCTACACCGCCCGCATTAAGTTGACCGGTACTGGATGTGCAATGGTGAGCGCAGCGCGCTGCGGCCATGCGAAGCGGTGGCTGGAGCTTCGAGCGAAGCTCGAAAGCTGCGCAGGACGGTTAACCCGTGTCGACACTGCGGCCGACGATCTGCTGGGCAAATACCCGTTGAAGCTCGCGCAGACGTGGTATTCCAGCGGCGAGTTCGATAACCGTGGGCAGCGCCCCAAGGCGCAGTTGATCGACGACTATGACAGCGGCGATGGTAAGACGCTGTATGTCGGCACCAAGAAGTCCGAAAAGCAGCTGCGCGTGTATGAGAAGGGCAGGGAACAGGGTGACAAGGAATCGCCTTGGGTGCGCTACGAGGCCCAATTTAAGGCATCCAACCGCAAGGATCTGTCGCTAGACATTCTCCGCGATCCTGCGGGCTATCTGCTCGGCGCGTACCCGGTGCTGCACTTCCTCAACTGCGTGGCGCTGCGGATGGATATCACCAAGGCGGCTGTTGATGCCACCTGGAAAAGTGCGCGTCGCCACATCAAGCGCCAGTACGGCGCAACCCTCAATTTCATCATGCGGCATTGCCCAACGCCAGACGCGTTGCATGCCGTCATCAGTACCTGCACGTCGCATCGGCTACCGGCGTGGGCAACAGCAGACGTAGCCAATCAATGGCCCGAAATCGCGGGCATCAATCAAACCTTAGAAGGGGTTACACCATGAGCGCAATCAAAGTCACTGTGTTGAGCGCCGAAGTCGATGAGCGTGCTGGCACGTTCAAGGATGATGAGGGCAAGGATCGGGAATACACCACGCGTAAGCAGAAAGCCAAGCTCGAAGCAGGCGGGTTTGCATATCCCCTGGATGTGCGTTTGGAGAAGGGCCAGCCTCCGTATCAGCCTGGTGATTACGAGCTCGATATCGAAGCCATGGTGACGGTCAACAAGGGCGCGATCAATTACAGCAAATTTCAGGTGTTGCGCGCTGTCAAAGCGCCTGCACGCGTGGCGGCTTAAGCCATGGCCGTGCTCGTTCCCGCATGCCTGGAAGCCGATCTAGACACGGCAACGGGGACGTGCACGGCAGTGATGTGGATTCCTCAACCGTCACTTTTGCCGGAACTGGCGGTGAAGGATGCCCAGGCCATCGGTAGCGCAATCGCGTTCCTGTGGGCCACGGCGTATGTGTTCCGGCTCATCCGCAAGAAAATTCAACAGTCCTAGGAGGACATGCAATGCGCAAGCTCAAGACCCTGTTCAAGAACAAAACTGCCGCACTGGCCGCTGTCGGCTCGGCCGCACTCGTCTCCGCTCCGGCGTTTGCCTCCGGCGGTGGTGGTGTTGATGTAGGTGATGTGGTGTCGGCCATCCAGGGCGCGGCAGGCCCGATTGCCGCAATCGGCGGTGCAGTGCTGACCGTCATGGTGGGTATCAAGGTCTACAAGTGGGTGCGCCGCGCCATGTAACGACCACCGGCGGACAGGGCCAACTCCCTCCCGCCGGTCTTTTATGGGGATAGGGTAGGGGAACGGGCGATGGAAGGGTGGATTTGGTTGGGCGCATGGCTGGTGGCCTGCGCGATTGTCTTTGTGGATTTCGAATAATGGGCTGGCTCGCACGCGTGTTTGCATCCGCGATTGCTCGACGCCTTGCCTATGCGCTCGTAGCGATCACGCTCGCGTACTGCGGCATTGGGTCTGCGCGTGCGCAGAGCGGTCCGGGCACCTATCCGACGCAAGGTGCCGCGTTTTCTGCATGTAATGCCTGGGCGTCGGCGCAGGTTGCCGCCAAGCCTGAGGAGCGTAGAGGCCCGAATTGCCGCGAGCGCACAAAGGGCTATGAGGCCGAATGGGAATACCGTGCATGTAATACGTGCACGTGGAATGCGGCCGGCGATTTCGGCACCTTCTTGTACACCGAAGGGTGCGACGCGGAACCTGATTACACCGGGTCTGGTCCCTGGGGTACGTACGTGGGCACTGCTCGCAGCGGCAGTATTGGTTGTCGCAATGGGTGCGATGGCGTTTGGTTCGGCAATGGCGATGACACTATGACGTGGAATGCCACGGGCGCCATCTGCCCGAAAGATCCTGAAAAAACGTGCGATGCGATGGGCAAGGGATACGGCTGGAATGGCTATTTGGGCGTGTGTGAGCCGCCGCCTACCGAAGAGTGTCCCCAGGGCCAAGTCCCTGACGGCAAAGGTGGATGCTCGCCTAACAAGTGCCCTGAGGGCATGTTGTTGCAAGCTGACGGCACGTGCGCCCCGAAGAAGAACGATTGCCCGGCAGGGCAGATCAAGTCGCCCAGCGGTGCATGCCTTCCCGGTGATGGTCAGTGCGCCTCAGGTGAGGTGCGCGGGCCTGATGGCACCTGCAAAAAAGATGGCGATGGTGATGGTGAGCCCGATGAGCCGGGCGAGGGCGATAAGAGCGAATTTTCTGGCGGAGATAGCTGCGATTCTCCGCCGAGTTGTAGCGGTGACGCGATCATGTGCGGACAGGCGCGCATTCAATGGCGCATTGACTGCAACACGCGCCGGGACGTAAACATCACAGGTGGCTCGTGTGCGGCGATGCCCGTGTGCGTCGGTAAGAACTGCAAAGCTCTTGAGTATTCGCAACTGTTGATGCAATGGCGCGCTGCATGTGCGCTGGAAAAGGCGGCGAACAACAGCGGCGGTGGCACTGGCAACAATGCAGATGTTAAGGCGATTCGCGATGCGATCACTGGTAATGGTACGGCTGATATCGGCGCTGATGGCAAGCCTGCTGACGCGTTTTCTGATGAGTCGGGATATGGCGAAGACGGTTATCCAACCGGCGAACTCGATACGCAGGGTTTCGGCTACAGCCGCACGTGCCCAACGATTCCCGATGTCGCGGTGTTCGGCCAGACGTTGCACTTCGATACGTCCAAGTTTTGCCAGTGGATGGTGCTGGGCGGCCAAATTGTGTTGGTCATGGCATCCCTTGTTTCCCTGCGTCTGATGAGTCAAGGAGGTAGCGCCTAATGCCCTGGTTAATCGCACAACTCGTCACCGCGTTGGCATGGCTGTTTAAGTCGCGTATCGGTCTATGGATCATGACCGCGCTGGTGTGGCTCGGCATCAATTTCGGCACCATCAAGATGGTCGTTGAGCCGGCCATCGATCTGCTCAAGGACTACGCCCAAGGCATGGGTAGCGGTAACGGTCAGCTTGGTGCAGACGCCATGGCATGGTTCGGCGTGCTTCAGTTCGATAAGGCGCTGACCATGGTCATCTCTGCGATTGCAGCGAAGCACGCCATCATGCAAGGGCGGCTCTTCCTGTTTAAGCGTGGGTTCGGAGCCAAGCCGTAATGCCAATCGAGCTATATACCGGGCAACCCGGCAATGGCAAAACGGCGCTCATGATGGAGCGCCTGGTCGAAGAATCGAAGCGCGCCGAGCGACCGATTTTTGCAGCTGGCATCGCAGGCTTGCAGAATGGCCTAGCAACGACGCTCGAAGATCCACGCCACTGGAACGCGGTCAAGGCAGGCGAGGTCTGCACCTGCAACGACACGTCTGTGCAAGCCGAGTGCACGACCCATGTCGTGCCAAATGGGTCTCTGATCTTCGTCGACGAAGCATGGAAGTGGTTCGGCCATCTGCACGATGTAACGCGGCAACAGACGCCGTTACACGTGCTGCAACTCGCAGAACATCGGCATCGTGGTCTTGACTTTGTGTGGACGACGCAGCAGCCGAATCAGCTGTACCCGTTCGTGCGTGGATTGATCGGCGCACACACCCATGTGGTGCGTCGCTTCGGCACCAAGATGATCGACGTGTTCCGCTGGGGCGAGTTGAACGAAGAAATCAAGTCGTCTGCGAAACGCGATCTGGCCCAGCGCACCACGCGCCTTCTGCCGTCCTCGATCTTCGGCGCATACAAGTCGGCCGAGGTGCACACGATCAAGCCGCGCATTCCGTGGAAAGTGATGGCGTTGCCGGGATTGGTCATCCTTGCCATCGCGCTTGGATGGCTCGCCTACACGATGCTCAAGCCCAGCGCGATGGCCGGCAAACTTGCAGATAAGGGGACGCAATCGGCGTCAGCCGATGCGGCCCCTGTCGGGTCTGCGACCACGGCACGGCGTGATGGTCCGCGTTGGGAATCTCCCACCGAATATGCCAAGCAACACCTTCCCCGGTTCGGCACCATGCCGTGGACCGCACCGGTGTTCGATGATCGCAGCATTACCGCCGATCCGATGTTGATTTGTATGTCGTCGCTCGCGGGCACTGATGCGCAGGGCAAGCACAAGGAAGCGTCCTGCACGTGCATGACAGAGCAGGGCACGGCCTACGACCTCGACCAGCCGCAGTGCCGCACGATTGCCAAGCGCGGCCCGGTCTACAACCCGTACCGCCAGCAGCGACAGAACGAGCAGCAGCCCGCGCAGCAGCAACAGGCGGTGCAGGGCGGGGCGGCAGCGCCTGGGCTCAATGGCATCGCCGTGCAGCGCTCTACGCGCACACAGGGCAGCTTCCCTGAGTCGAAGGCGTACAGCACCAAGACCACCACGCCATCCACCACGCTGGAGATGTGAGATGACCAGCAGCGGCCGCGAGGCATTGAAGTGGATTGCGCTGGTCTTGATGACCGGCGATCACGTTGCGAAGGTGTTTTTCGGCGGCTACGTGCCGGTGCTATCCGAACTTGGGCGGATCGCGTTCCCGGTGTTCGCGCTGGTCATGGCCTACAACCTTGCACAGCCACGGGCCGACTATGCGAAATCCGTGCTGCGCCTTGCAGGCTGGGGGCTGCTCGCGCAGCCATTCCACGCCTGGGCATTCGGTTACTGGATGCCGGTCAACGTGTTGCTGACCTTCGCGCTCGCTGCTCTGCTTGTCTGGACGGTGCACGGTCGGCATTGGCTCTACGTGGCCGTGTTCGGCGTGATTGCACCGTTGGCTGCTGACTACCAGTGGTCGGGCGTCTGGTTGGTGCTGGCGGCCTGGGGCTGGTTCCGCACTGGTCGTTTGGAATGGTTCGCCGGCGTGCTGGCCAGCATGGCCGCGTTGTGTTGGTACAACGGCAATGTCTGGGCTCTGGCCGCGCTGCCGGTCCTGGCGCTTGGGTACATCTGGTGGCCGATCCCTCGGCTGCGCTGGGCATTCTATGGCTACTATGTGGGTCACTTGTTGGTCATCGCGCTTATTGTGTCTTTGCCGGCGTTATTCAGCACGGATCGTGCGGCAGCTGCACCCAGCCGTTCGACACTCGTTTGAAACGTCGTCCCTGTAGGCAACGCTCGCCTTCATCTAATGGCCTGGGTGGTGCATAGTCCCGCACGTCCTGCGCTTGCTTGGGTGCCGGCGCTTTCTGTGTGAGTGCGCGCCGCATTTGCTCTGTCGCCATCTTTGATTCTCTCTCAAGCTGCGCCATCGTTTGGCGTGCTTCGTACCTGCTGTACAGCCCAGTGACGATGCTATGTGCTAGCAGTGCGATGAAGCCGCCTAGAGCGATCTGCCGCCATAGGTCTGATGAGTCTGCTTCCCTATATCTGCGTTCCATGCTGCCCCCGATCTTGTGAGTGGGCATTGTAGACCTGGGGTGTAGGGGCATAGCCCCTACGGATAACGACTCACCCGCGCCGTGGAGCTCGTGGCCCACGCGTCCTATGCACCACCGTTGATCGATCGGCGGACCCCGCGCCATCCACCCCCGCTGACCGCCTTTCGTGCCTGCGCCGGAGCACGTCCCGCAGGTAGATCACATCGGCTGGCCGGGCATGCCAGACGCGCTCCCGTTCTTCGGACATCATCAGCGCCCACTCGCGGGCGATGTTGCATGTGAGCGACCAGTAGCGCATTCCCACCGGGTCGATATCTCGGCCTTCGGGAGTGAAAAACCGATGCCCCTGAAAACCAAAACCGGCCCAAGGGCCGGTCAGGTCTACGCGATCGTAGGTGTCTAGCGTCATTGTCCGGTCCGCTTCCTGTGGAGGGACCAGCATTGATAGGCCGCCAGGGCGCACAGGAGCGTCAACACGCCATTTCGCATAATGTATAGAGGGTCGGTTATCACGACCGGTGACAGGGCCGCCAGCAGCGTCTCATGCGCTCCTGCGTGCATGCCGATTGCCACCAGCGCGAGCCCCCCGATCACCGTAGTGACCGGGGACAGTCTGTCCCACAGTGCACTCCAAGCCTTCTTTTCTGCTGGTGATGCCGCTTCTTCCTGACGCACCTTTACCGCCAACGCTGGATCCGCCTGCGCTAGTTCGATGAGCGCCATCAGGTGCGTGTCAGTGATCTTGCCTCCTTTGCGCCACACCGAAACCGAATTCCGCGACACCCCGAGCGACAGCGCAACGCTGTTGTCTGAGTCGCGCTCGCATGCTTTGCGCGCCGTGTCAAGCAATTTATTTATGGTGTCCACGTCATATACCGTTTGACAGAAGTGTCCTGTCTCATGTTACATGCACCTCGTGTCCTACGCCGTATGACACCGCGCCCCCGGCTCCCCTCCGGGGTCCGCGTCAAGGGGCAGGGGAGGGGGCTACACCGTGCATCCATATTCGATCCTGGGCCAGCTTCTGGCGCTGCACATTCTCGTGTCGATCTGCGTGCTCACCGGTTACGCAATCGTCGCTGTGATTTGTTGGTTTCTTGATCGCAAGCACGACGCGATGGTTGCGCAGATCGAGCAAGCCGCATTGGTCGCAATCGCACATCGCGAGGTGCGCCGTGGCTGATCTGCTAGTCATCCTTTTCGTCATCGCCGTTGTTTGCCTCGTCCTCGCTGTCGTGCGTGAGGTCTATATCCGCTATCGGGTCGCTCGTGATGTCTGACAGTACATGCTCGTTTTGCGGCGACACCACTACCTACTTTTTTCCAGGCGGGTTGTGCGTTGCATGCACGTCGAAAAACGCACGCATCCGCATGCAGGAACAGCGCACGCAATCGCGTGAGTTGTCCGCGTTCGATGCGTCTGTCGGCGTCATGCAGGCCGCTAGGCGCCGCACTGAAATTGCCGCAGAGAAGATCCAAAAGAACAAGCGTGTGGTCGGCACAAGCGTGCGTGAGTTCGACGCTGCCCATCCGATCGCATTGACCGCTGAGGGCCAGCGCGCAGCGCTGGCCCTTGGGCTTGTCCATTACAAAACAAGTGACACGCGGGCCTCTACGACCGGCACCGTGACCATCGAAATCGACCCGCTACAAGCGCGGGCGCAACGGCTGCGCAAGTCCGTGATTACCGGAGCACGTCTGCATGACCAGGAAGCGAAAAAAGGCTCCTTCCGGGGTGCGTGGTATTTCCTCACGCTCACCTACCGTGATGGAAGCGACAGCAGCCCTCGTGACGTTAGCGAACTATTTAAACGCATGCGCGGCCACTTCAATCGCCTTAAATCTGGGCGCGCACGGTGGAACCGTGAAAGCTTTCGTTACGTATGGGTCGGAGAGCTCACCCAGCGATTCCGCCCGCACTACCACGTAATGCTGTGGGTTCCGACGGGTATGTATTTCGGCAAAGTCGATCAACGCGGCTGGTGGCCTCATGGCACAACGCAAATTGAAAAAGCCCGCAACTGCGTCGGCTATCTCGCGAAATACGCGAGCAAGTTCACTGCCCTTACAGCTGGAGCTTTTCCCAAAGGCTTCCGCACACATGGCATTGGTGGACTCGATACCGAATCTAAGTGCGAGTTGCGCTGGTGGAAGGCCCCGAAAGACGCGCGTGAAGCTCTCGGCGGGGAAGCGGATATCCGCAAAGCAAAGGGCGGTTGGTTCGACAGGCTTACCGGAGAGTTCTGGCCGTCTCCGTGGAAAGTCACATTCATTTTCGGCCGGACATTCGCCTGGAAGGTAGTCCCACTATGAAAGTTCAGATCATGAGTTCCGCTGTCGCCATCCGTTCGTTTCCGGCTCGCGATGGCAAGCCTGCAACGCACTTCCGTGAGCAGACCGCAGCGGTGTTGCGCGAAGGAGATTTCCCGCTGCCGTTCATCATTGGCCTTGACGAAGATCAACCTCCTTACGGCGAGGGCTTTTACATCATCGATCCCAAGTCGTTGCAGAACAATAAATTCGGCGGTCTTGAGTTCGGTCGTCGCATTCGGCTGGTGCCTGATCTCACTGCAAAGCTGCAACAGCAGCCGGCAAAGGTTGGCTGAGCCATGGCCGTGTGCGTAGCCCTGCAAGCGGATGGCACGTTGGTGCCCACCGGTCAGTCGGTTGGTGAATGTAGCGGCTATGTGCTTGTCACGGGTAGCGAATACAGCGTGTATGCGCTGGTGCAAGAAGCGTTCGCCATGCCCAGCAAGGAGGACGCCGTAGCGTGGTCCACCGGCTGCTGCGGCCTTGTGATCGTGTGGTTCGTCCTGGGACGCCTCG